CTACGATAAAAACTGTATAAGTAGCTTGTGTATAATGACTTCGTTACGGGTGAGAGAATTGAACTCCCAACACGGTGTTACCGCTTCTCAAGCTTATGAGGCTTGCATCTTACCATTAGACTAACCCGTGGTATATTGTAAAATATTTTTCTTTTTTCCCTTTTCGGGGGGGAGACCCACCGTATTGTGAGCCTCCCGTTAGTGATATATATAGTGTATTGCTGTGTTGTCAAAAAAATGGAAGGGAACGGTATGAAAAAGATTAGACTAACAAAAAACAACTAAGTATTGGTTTTACCTCCAATTAACCAAGACCAAAAGAAAGGTTTTCCGTTCCCCTCCGCGATGAGTGATTAAAAGTGCTTTTGACGTTTCATAGGGTAGCTATTGCAGAACCCTCACCGTCCAGACCCCCGCACCTCAACGGGCGTTATTATTATGAGTCACCTCAAATATACTATAAATATTCTAAACTTTCATTTTTTTATCTCCACGACCTTATAAAGGTCATCCTCGCACGTTATATTGAAATCGGGATATTCCCTGCTGCAATCAACGTCGCGCATTTCAATCTTATCCTTTTTGTTGATCAATTTATGAAGCTGCTCTATATAATCCTTTAGGTGTTGGTTCTCGCTCCTCAATTGATCAATCTCAATCTGTAGTGTCATCGTATCCATCTTCCACAAATATTTTTACTATGTATACGTCCTTATCCGTATTATCGGCAAATACCTTTGCATCATCGTATTCCTTAAAGGTGGCGATCAACGTATCGTCGCAAAAACCGTGATAAAACCAATCCTTGCTATATACGCCATACAGCAAATCCTCAATATTCTCCTTTAGCTTTTCCACTAAATCATCCTTATCCCTGCCTGTAAAATCGTAATCATCACGATCCGTTACGACTGTTATGCTATCCACTTCCTCCCTCTCAGGGCTGTAAAAAAGAATATAAGATATTGCCCTATTCATAATATTCTTGTCCTGACGTAGGGCAACCACTGCCATACGTAGTGCGGCGGTCAGCTCTTTTGCGTCGTAGTCAAACAATTCCTCAGATCGGATATGCCCGTCTGCGTTCAAAAACGCAAACTCAATGATTTGTGACGCTCGTTGTCTATTCATAAGATTCTTCTCCATCTTTTATAAACCACCTTATTAACTGTACGTCCTTGTCTGTAATCCTTGCAAATACCTGTGCATCTTCGAGTGTCTTGAAAGACGCAACCCACTCATCATCATTATAATATTCAACATCTGTGTCAGACGTATATACGTTCACGCACTCATCGTTCTCTATGTCATCCTTGAGGTATTCCACGCATTTCTGTAGTTCCTCGCCGTGAAGTGTACGACTGCATTTCTCACATCCGTCCTCGTACTCCTTTAACAGTATGTTCGTAGGTAAATTTCCGTCTGCATCATAGTACAAATAATACCTGATTTCGTAATTCTTTTCGTTAATATTCTCCATAATATTATCCTCCAATGCCTCTAAAACGCATTTTAAGGGGGCTACAATCGCTTGAAACTGTTTAGGTGGGCAATTATACCACCGTGACCTTAAAACGCGCTCTACGGGCGTTTATTTTGCCTTTTTATTATTTTGTGTTTTCTTGACGTTGATTTTGAATACGTCTGCGTAGTCTGTGTCTGTTACCTCTATGACTGTCTTTTCCCCTGTTGAGGGTACTGACTGTAGTGCCTGTCTTATTGCGTCCTGTAGCTCGTCTGTCTTTATGAAGTTATCCTCTATGAGGTGTACGAGTATTGAGTTGCCTATCTTTGCGTCATAAAGGAAATCTCCCTTGAATCCGTTGATCAATTTATCTATCAGTTCGCTCTTGTAGTCGCTCTTGATTCTGTTGATCTCCGTGCGTATCTCTGTCTGTATGTCGATACCTGCTAAATATTCATATCCGTCCATATTGCGTGTATTGCTTCCATATGCTCACTTATTTTTTCGAGGTGTCTTGTTATCTCGTCCCTCTGTACCTTGAGTAATTCCCTTTCATCGTTCCTTGCGTCTGTGTACGCTTGGTTCACCATTTCCTCGCGCTTGCGTCTTGATGTCCTTTGGTATATGCTGTTGTCTCCTGCATATTTTGTCTTGTAATAGCCGCTTTCGCGTAGGTTCTTTTGGTGTTCTATGATTTTCTCCCTGTTCTTCTCATAGTATCGCTTATATGCATCCCTATGCTTTTGGCGTGTTTCCTCCTGTGTTGTCTCCATTTGAAGTAAGCTTTAGTATTTCCTTATATTTTCTGATTATTTCCCTGTTCTCGTAGTAGCGTTTCCGCTGTCCTTCGAGTATCTTGACCCAATTCCTGTGGTAGTACAGCTTGTTATATGTCCTGTATTTCTCCTTTATCTCAGGTCTCTCCCTGTAGGCTTTCTGTGTCTCCCCGTACTGTTCCTTTCTCTCTTGGTAGCGTTTCTTGCAGCTTTCGTTGCATTTCTGCCTGTTACGTTGGTAGTACCTTTTCTGTGCCTCGTTATGCCGTAGTCTTTTCTCCTCCTCCGTCATTTCCGTTCATCGTTTTATTATCGTTATTTTCAGTCCATATTTCAAGCATCTTTTGGAAGTAGTAGTCTGTTCCCTTTGTCTGCTTTGAGCCTGTGGTGTATTTCCTCCACATATCGTATGCAGCCGTTGGAAGTCTGTCCCCCTTGTCGATAAGCTCCTGTATCCTATTATTCCAATCCACACAGCGTATTGCCGACAATCTGTAGCCCTCCGTACATTGCATACCTGTTTCCTCCAACGCCTTGAAGTTATTATATTCATTTCCAAAATTCGCGTATGCCTCTCTCTGCTCGTCGCTGATACTGCTTGAAGTGACTAACGTCTTTTTGTTTTTCTTTAGTTTTGGATGACGTATCCAGAAGTTATTCACGTAGTTCGTAAGTGATTTTCTCTGTGCCTCGCTACCCATACCGTTGGATATAACTTGCTCCGCCATACCTACAGCCTCTATTTTTTGATCAATTGAAGTCTCTGATGAGCGTAGCGTCTCGAATACGTATGTAATCGTCTTGTTCGTATCCTCCGTTATTAACATCTTGGACTGTATCTTCTCTTCCGTTGAAGTAGGCCCTGTTATTTCTTTTAATTTACGTTGAAGGTCTTTGCAAACCCTCCCAGCAGCATCTAATCTCTGTTGAAGTACAGCAACCTCATTTGCATAACTCTCACTCAATTTGTTGAAGGCGACAATAACGTCCTCCATCGTAGCCGAAGCCTCTAGTCTAATAATCTCCATAATCGTAAAACCTGATTTTAATTTAATTTATTTGAAAAAACCGAAAAAACTGATTCTCTATCCTAGGAATAACCTAAATAGTTACGTATGTATTTTGTCTCTAGCTTTATTCTACATTTATCTTACTAGAAGTTACATATACGTTTTTGATCGATCTAGCGCTAGCGCTTTTCTTTTTCTTTCTTTTCTTTTATTTATTTTCTTTTCTAGAGAGAGGGTGTGGGGGAGAGGTATCTTTTCTTTTTTTCTTTTCTTTTGTTCTTTTTCTTTTAACCCCCTAATTTGGGATATTATCCCCTCCATAGAACTTCAATTGATCGATCAATAAAACCAACCTTCAATACAAATATACGATTTTTTTCCCTTTGTCTATATATAAATACCTCCATAGTACGAAAAGTTATAGATTCAAATGTTAAAAAATGTTAAAAATATGCTGATAAGGGATAACTTTTTTGATCGTTATGATATTTATTTATAGATTTGGGATGAGAGAAAACAAAAAGAATAAGAATTTCAAAAATAGACTAACAATGAATGAGATGTTTTTAAATGCCGTTGAGCAAATGGACTCGCGGATAAACAAGAATGAGATTGATATTAGTTCAATTTGTAAGGAGTTGAAAGAGTTGAGAGCCTTCAAGGAAAAAGCCTGTTCGGTGATCAACAAAATGTATGCAGACCTTCAAGCTCAAAAAAAGCTCGTAGAGGCGTTAAAATCATCGGGGGTGGGCAACAGTACCCGAAAGCCCTTCAAAGCGATTACAGACCCCTTAAAATGCGAAATAGAGGGTATTTTCAAATCATATGGTAAGTACGCTCGTAGGGATATGACGATTGACGGTAATTTTATGACGATTTCTGTTGATCCCGCACAGGGTGAATGGGTGGCTACTGAAAAGCAGATAGCATTTCTTTCAAAGCTCGTATCCAAGCGTAGTAATTTGAAAGATATTTCAAAGATAGATGCAAAGGTTTTGATCGATGCGATGAAGCAGACGAAGCTTGAGAAACCACAGGTTACGGTAGTAGTAGAGAAAAAGTGATAAGGATTTGGCCATATGAAAAAATAATCCTATCTTTGCAGTGTAAATAATAACAATAAATAAAATCAAAGAAAAATGAAAAAGTTAATTTTTAACACAAAGATTAGTGGCAATTTTGCCTACACAGTTTTGAGAGCCGACAGTTCAAGTTATGTCTTCGTAATTATCAAAACGATTAGAAAGTATAAGGATTTCAAAGAGGTAGTTAAGCTTAATTTGATCAACGAAGATGACTACGAGTCTTTTATAAAGTTCAAGATGACGTTTGGTGATGAGCTGCCAAAGGATTTCGATTCCGATTACGATGGCTACGGAGTTCAGTTCGGTAGTGATAAGGATTTCGAGTTCTAACTGATTGAAAACAAGCAACTTAAAAAGATACCTTATTTTTTATATATTTATTTTACCATTTTGTTAAACAAGATACCCTACCGTCCGTGATGGATAGTAGGGTATCGCTTATTTTTTGAGTAGCCCCGTTGTAAAAAAGACAATGGAAAAAGGATAAGAATAAGTCAGGGGTTACTCAATTTTTTGATCTTCGTATTTGCGTCTGTGTCGTTCCACGTCGTCGAGTACCTTATTTTCAAATTTAGTCAGTTCATTTGAATAGTGGAACGATATGCCAAGACACGAGCCTGCGAACACGAGTGCCGTTCCGAGTGCCGTTAGTACGGACGGGTCGATTACGCCCATAGGGTTTACAAAGAATCCCACAAAGGTAAGTATCCATCCGATAATAAAGGCGGCGATTGAGAGCGAATACGTGAGTTTTGTACGTATGTCAAGCTCTCCCCACTTTGTAGGGTCTGTTATTTTCTCCCCTAAGTTGCGTTCTCTCATCGTTGATTTATTATTATGCTAATAATAAATAGTGATTTTTCTATTGATCGACAAAAGTTGTTCCAGAAGTATTTCCCGATTGATCACCGTATAGGATTTGAAGTATCATATCATACGTGGATTGTGTATTGCCCGATGCGTCCACTATAGGGATTATCTCCTGTGGGAAAAAACTATAATTGAGCCAATAATCATATACCAAGATAGGTAATTCCACATATTCGTTTGTGGGATATGTGTCAATATAGTGTAGTTCGTACATCCATTGGCGTTCATTTTCATCCTCAATATGTCTGTTGGTGAGTGTACATCCGTCCTGTGGCTTTATTATGATTTCCATTTTTATGCAATATTTTTGAATAATTATTAACTGTAGAAAGTACCCGTTATCATATCATATAGTCCGTCTGTCGAGGTTGAATCGTTTTGTGCAGGCAGAAGGAAATGTGTGAGTGTTCCAGTGGCAATATCCGTGATCATAAGTCCGATAACTTTAAGTCTGCAATAGTTTCCGTTGTATTTGTAACCACCTAAATAAATTGACCTGTTAGATGCGTTTGAACTTGTGTCATTATCTGCACCATTGGTATATTCCGCGTCGTTTGATACGTCCGTAACTTTGAAGCAGTTATAAAGTTGTTCCGTCTTCCATATTGACGGCCACGGGTCTATTGCTATATCTACTCTGTTATCACCGTATTTGGATGTATATGGGGTGAATAAGTCCCTTATTGATGATTCCAACGCCCAGTGTACCACTCTTTGTCCTGTGAAGCCTCCTGATTCCAATATACGTTTAGGATTTGAACCCGTTGATGTGTTCTCAAGAACGAGGGAAATATAAAACGCATTATTTGTAATAGCGTTTTGCATTTCGTAAAACTTTGCGGGTAAATGAAATGACGATATGGCCGTATAGCCGTTTGGCAGTGATGTTGATATATCCAACGTTGTTTCAGAACCTAATCTGTAAAGGTCTGTATTAACTGTAGTTCCGTCATTATCGTATGCCGCCCGCTGTACTATTTTCTTGTGTACGCTTTTGTCATCGTCTATCGTATACACGTAATCACTTGTATCGCTCCACGTTGTTGAAAGTTCAGAACCGTCACGGGTATATGAAGTGTATACTCTTGATGTGCCGTCCCATCTAACATAATAATAACTTTCCCTTTCCTTTACGGTCATCGTCTTATAATCGGTCACGGTTGAAGATACCTGCCATCCGCTTGGCATAGCCCACCTAGTATTTCCGTCGCCGTCTGGAATATTCACGTTCTCACTACATAATTCCGTTTCGTATGTGGTTCCGTTGATTTCATAGGCTCTCGTAACCCACCCGTATGTAACGTATCCGCCGTTTCCGTCCGATTGTGTCGTATAATAATCCACATTATATTGTCCGCGTTTCGCTGAACGGCCTGTATTATTTCTTTTCCATATATTCAACGTATCCCTCCATACGTCTTCACCGTGGTATTTTACACATACGATACTCGCCTGTTGTATTACTTGGTTATACCCATAGTATATGTCATCCCTCTCCTCGTTTTTCTTGTCTATTATAGGATAGACGTGTCCATTATTTGTGGTACTGTATTCCTCGAATATCTTTGTCCTGTGTGAAAAGAAGCCGTATTTGTTGGTAGTTGAGTTGTATGACGGGCGTATTCTGTCATAAACAGCGTTATTTGTATCATATACGTATATGTCACCCAATATACCGTCATTATATGAGGTAAAAGATAGTTCCTGATAGCTGCTTGGGGATATGGTATTATTACCTGAGGCATATGAGCTGGAATATAGCGTTCCGTCGTTTTGTACGTTATAGCATTCCATACGTCCGCTTATTAGGAACTTTATGCAATTCCATATATAATACGGCTGGAACGCGAGTTCACCATTACTTTTGGTAGTTGTATATGAATTTGTACCATAGAACCTTACTGTTCTATGATCGCTAATTCCGCATTGTTCCCCTTTGCAGTCCACCCACGTGCCTGTATTATATATTCCGTAGTTCGACGCATACCTTGTATGGTCATAAAACGGGGTAGTAGAAGGAACATAATAAACCCATACATTATATTTTGTCCTGTCTATCGTATCTGAAATCGACGTAGGTAAGATAATTTTCTTCGCACTGTAATTGAGGTAATTCGGTTCACCTACCACAAAACCCATTATCGGTTGTATGTTTGATGGGATATAGTCGAAATGTGCCAGATTATCCAATTCATCTTCCGTATACACGTTATCATATATGGTAATCGCGCTTGTGGCCTTTATACCTAAATTTGACTTGCCGTCGTATTGATCAATGAAAATCTCCCCGTCCGTGAGTCCGCTGTAGTTATTATATAACTGTTCGTAGAATGACAGTTGTGTCTTTTCAACGACCTGATTTTTCCTTACTCTCATAATTGTTAAAAAATGTTAAACCGTTGGCCCTGCCACAAAATTGTATACACCGTTTACTGACGAATAGAACACATCATTAACGATGTCATATAATCCTACTATGTCATCAGAATCCCTTTTGCACGGCACGAAATGCCTTACGAGCGTATTATTTAATGTAATCTGCATTTCATACATCCTACCCCTGAAATATCTGTACGGGTTTAAGCTACCATTACTCCAAGAACAGAAAAGTCCCAATGGAATCGTATTTGTACAGTTTGTGGCCGTTGTCGATATTGTGAATTGAATTATACCGTCCCCTAATGACTCACTGCTCAATGTTGCGTGTCCTGACGGGTTTTGGTCTAATTGTATTGCGCCAGTATTACTCCTGACCCTGTATGTCATACCATAATACGGCGATGTAACTCCCTCCGCGTTGACGAATGTTTGGAAATCACCTAAGCTTGGCACATAGGTCGGATACACCTTTCCACTAATACTGTATGAATTTGCTGTTGAATCGTAAAGATATACACCCGTATTGATATACGCCGATGCCTGATTTTCAATATATTCCACTTCCGTATAACCTTCTGGTAGTCTTGATGTCCAATGCGGGTTGTATGTCATAACGGTAGGTTCAACGGTAACATCGAACAAATCCATATAGTCGGTTCCGTTCTTTATACCGATGTAGCTTTTTTCCTCGTTATCCCTGAAAAGCAATACCTCGCCGTCGCTGTATTCGTCAAGATGTGCTGAAATCAGATTTTTGAGGTTACTTAATGTATCCCTTGTCTCGTTCCTAAGTATCTGCATATCAATATGTTATAAACCTTCGTTATATTCTATTACCTGTTTGATTTGATCATCCGTGAGGGTTTGTCTTGTCATATAGAGCCAATAGAAATCACCGTTCCATAGTTCTGTGGTCGATTGTGTTGAAAAGCCCTTGAAAAATACGGGGCCTGCGGCATTTTGGCTTCCATACGAGAATGATATAGGGCTTGTCGTCGTATTGTACGTATAGTTTCCGTAGTCGATTTTCCCGCTTGAGTCTACCCTGCACCACGCAATGTTAGGCCAATTGCTGTTTATTGCTATATCCCCTGTCTCGCTTGAACCGTGAAGAGTGAGCTTTGTAGGATACCAACGGAACATCCAGTTATAAGTAATGCCCCTATTGGCAAATAATGAATGGTTGGTGGTTGAACTGCTTGTCTCGTTGCTTTTCGCCTTTGCTATTATCGTGAGGTTAGGGGCTAATGCTGTCCTGTTGAAATTCGTATTTACGTCTGAACCTAATGCGGGGCCGTTGGGAAATGCGTTATACGTTATGTAGCTGTTGCCTTCCGTATATGTAGGATAAGAGCCGCTATTGAAAACCATATCCACTTCCGTATGTGCGTCCTCGTGGTTAGGTATTGAATGGGTCGTTGAATCGTATAGCTTTGCGTTGTAGTTTACCTCGAACTCAACGTTTGGTAGGCTGTCATACGGTACGCACTCATAGGTAAATGCCTCCGTACTAAAAAACATATTCCTTACCCTGTCATATAGTCCTGCCTGCTGATCGGCGTTCCTTATGGCGGGTACTAAATCAACGACCAACGTATTACTTTCCCATATCTTATAGCCGTATAGCATATCACCGTTCTCGACTCCTTTTGCTGCGTTTGCCACTACGTGATTGAAAATATTTACTTCATCACCGCCGCTTGGCATAGTTGGTGAGTTTGCGGGCGTGCTTGAGTATGTGTTTACGTTGAATGTCTTTGCCGTGAAATCGGCTGTTACGTGTATTGTACCACCATTAAAAGCTAATGTTTGATTAGCTCCATATTCCGTACTTGAGTCTGGTCGCCAATTATATCCTATATATGATATAGAGCCGAAATATTGGCACGTCGCTCCCACACTGTTCTTCCAAAACGAGTAAAGAACGAAATCACCGCTGTGCTGCACCGCTTGTGCCGATACCTCGACTTTTGAGATATTGCTGTTTACATAATATCCGATAGGTATCTTAACGTCCGTACCGTATTTTGTCTCCGTTATCTTGAATGCACGGCATATCGTATATTCGTTTGAATTATATTGTATCCTGCTGTCCATCCCATATATCGTCCAGGTCTGCACGTCTGTCTGCTGATCAACGCGAACCACTCCCAATACAGAACCTGTTGCATATCTCGACACGATAATATCCCCGTCGGAAACCACTCCTGCGGGTACTTTGAGTCCGTTCTTAGCGTCTGCCAATGTCTCGAATATGGTCTCGTTCCTTTTTATCTGCATAGTTTACTCGCCCTCCTGTGGCTCCTCATAGTTATCCCAATAGCCCTCGTCTCCGCCGCCGCCTCCTGTTGAAGAGATGACACCGTTCTGAATGGTTATGTTAGTTCCTGCCGTATATATTGTCTTGCCTGAAACCGAATCCAATAAGGCTTCGACCTGTGCGCCTGTGTAGTCTGAATTATACATATCCTTGCTTTATTACGTTGAATGTCTCGCCGTCGCTGCATAGGAAATCGCTGTTCCATACCTCCCTACGGCCTTCCTGATTTATTGTTAGGTCTGCATAAGCACCCTCGATATTCGTGAACCTGAACGACGCTGATCGGTCAAGCCCCTCGTTTACCGTGGCAGAGGCAACGGCACTGTTAATGCCGTTACCATCCACTGTAATCCCGTTCTTTGTTACTGCTGCCATAGTAAAATGTTAAAAAATGTTAATTACGCGATGCTCCAAGATGTGTTGGATTCCACGTCAAATGAAACTGCCGTACCCTGATAGGTAAGGTTGAGTGAGCTGATTACAGAACCGTCCTTCTTGATAACGACGTAAGCGTCGCCTGCTGCCTGTGTAAGGGTACACGTGTCTGTCATACCGCCGTTTGCGGTCACGATAATCTGTTTGCTCTTCTCGCTGATTGTGGTGTTCTCAGGTACTGTGAACTGAATGCTCCAAGAATACTCTGCGGTTGCACCTGGGTCACCCGTGATGGTTGCGCCGTTCTCGACTGTAATACCGTTAGCCGTATAAGCTGATGGCAATGTGATGCTCAAGTCACCCGTACCCAATGAGAATGTAAGGTCTGTTGAGTTAGATGTACCCGTAATGGTAACGGTCTGCCCTGTCTTCTGTGCGCTTGCGGTTGCTGGAGCGTCCACGTTTTCGGGCTTTCCTGCCTGATTAACGGTAACTGTCTGATCCTCAACGTTTGCAGCCGTAATAGTCAATGTAGTAGTACGTGCCACACGACCGCTGTGTTCCGAACCTGTTGAAACCGATACTGTTCCGTTGCCGCTGCCTGTGGTGGGCGACACGGTAAGCCAATTTGCATAAGCCATAATGTAACTTTTTTTTACTTTTTAATAATGAATTATTTAGTCAATATCCCACCGCTGCCTGTTTGACTGTATAAGCAACGACTCAATATCCTGTGGCGATACCCACATAACTTCTTTGTCTACCTTGAGATACGGCTTCCATATAAGGTTGTCGCCCCTGTATATGGCCTTGATGTACCTCGAACCTCTGTATACGTCGTATACCTCCTTGTTATTCCGAACTATCATAATAAACCATATACGTTGTATTCGGGTCTTTCACGTCAATAGCGTCGAACTGCTCCTGCGTTCCGTACCAAAATGCCCCGTCTATGTCGGACTTCTTGGCAAAAAGTGCGTCCGCCTCATCTTTCGTGTAGTACCCGACAATATTTATAAGCACGCCTGTTCCGCCTGATGGTATGGATGTCCCCGTGCCTGTGGCCAAGCCGATTCCCTGTCCGTCAAAATTGATTACCATATCCTTCTGTCAATATTTTTTACATAATTATCTGTAGGGTGTCGGTGTTGCCGCTCAATTTGAATATCATACCACGTGGGTTTCCTATCACTACGACGTTCTCCCCTGCGGGTGTCTTTTCCTCCCAAGCGTCGAAATCCTTTCCGTCTATCGAATACATAAGCGTGTACTCGTCCTTTGACGCGGATATACCGAACCTCGTGGCCGATACGTTGAATGTCTGCTCTCCTTTTACTATCATATCTTAGTCCTCCCCGTAGTCTTCGATGCACAATGGCTCGTCATATTTTATCGCTATCGTCATATAGGCTCCCGCGCACACGTCGTTGAACTTCTCCTCGAATGTCTGTATCTGATACTGATCAATTATCGCGCCGTCCTGCTCCAAAAGCTTCACCATACGCTTCAAAACCTCCACTCCGTAGCTCTGTACCTGTATCTTGTTTGACTTGTCGCTCGTTTCCCTGTCAACGACGAACAGAATAAGGTTGAATGTGAATGTCTCGTTTATGTTATCCCCGTTGTGCTGCTCCTGTGATATTACGAATGCGGGATACTTTATGTCGTTCTCCTGATTAAGCTGATACACGTCTCCGCATACCGCCCATCTCATATTGGGCTGCTCCAATGCAAAACCCCGTATCTTCTCGGTTAATGTGTATAGCGTCATAAGCCTCTAATGTTAAATAATGTTAATTTATTTTTTAGGGCTTGTCGTAGCCGAAATACCTTGTGTACCTGTTGAACGGGCTTTCCTTGCCCCTTGCGCCTCCCAAGTTCACGCCACAGCTTGCGGCACTGTAAAGGTTTGAATATATCTCCTCTATCTCGTTTGGCATCACTTCGGGGTACTTTGAAACATTTTTCAGAATGAACCTCTGCAATATGTTCTTGTAGTAGTCAGCCTTGTCTATGTAGTATTTTTGGAGCTGGAACATATCGGAAATCCCCAATACCTCCACGTTCTCGTCGCTCGTAAAGTTAAGCCCTATGTTGTCTATCTTCACGTTGACGATGACGCATAACTCCGCTATTGCCGCATATCCTATGAAAAGCTGCGCCTTGTCCAAAAGCTCCTTGTACGGGTCGTTCTCCGTGAATCCGTTTGTGGCAACCAAATCCTGTAGCTTCTCGTAAAGCTTCGTACCAACGACCTGTTGGAAATTGAATGTCTGAGCCTGCCTTATCGCCGATAACAGATACTTGCTCTGCACGTTGTCGGATATGCTGAAATTGCTCCTTAAAAAATTCTCTGATATAAGCAATACGTTTGTCATTTTTATTCTATTGTCTGTGCGTCGTTATTGTTAAGGCTCTCAAAATCGATTTTAAACGGCTCTATGGCGATTGATTGGGGCGTTCCCGTAATATCGTCCACGATGTTGCAGATCGTCGATTGTAGGGGCTGTATGACGGTTTTCTGATACAGCTTGAATGCGTCCGCATATTCCTGTGAATTGAATCCCGTTGTCTTTGTGGGTAGTCCGAAAAGATTAGGCGTTGCCCTGAATGCCACGAAAAGCTCATCCTCCGACCTTTCCTTCAACTCGTTATATCGTGTTGCGTGATCATTTGATTCTATCTTCTGAATCGTCACGCCGTGTTCCTTGTCTACGGCCCAATTGAGTATAATCCTTCCCGCGTTCTCATAGCCGCTGTACTTCTCGTTGAACTGTCTCTCTATCTCCTCACGTACCTCGTCGCTCGGTATGCCGTTGTTGAACGATACCACCGTATTAGGGGCAAAACCGTTATATAGGTTATTGAGGTGGTATTGGTTTATGTTCTTCTGTATCTCAGCGGCGATTACCGCACTGCTCCAACACGGTACGGGATATGTCTGATGCTTGATGTTTTTGTAAAAGAAAATCGAGCTTGCAACGTCCCTCTTATCCTTGTCAAATTTAGGATACACGTTTACTTTGCAGCGTCCGTAGCTTTTCTTGTTCGAGAAATCCGCGCTGTAGAAGAACTGCTCATTTTTCTTGTCGCTCCTGCAATTGCGGAAATCAAGCGGGTCAAGCACTGCAACGTCGCCCATACGGTTCCTGAGTACGGAAATGTACGTCCCGCCGTAAATGAGCAAATCCAATGCCAATGAATCCACCAACTCCTCTGCCTGCCGATCGGTAAGCATAGCGTTGTTTGACGTGATTTTGTCTCCCTTAACGTAGTCCTTAGTACCGTTTATGATACTCTGTAATGTAGATACGTTGGAATATAAATCCCAAATGTAGTTCGGGTACTGATTACGGTCTCCGAACTCAATGAACTTCTGCCCGCGTATCTCCTTTTCCGTGTTTGTTATGATATTCGACTCCAAATACGGGTCTAATGCACTGAATGCCACGGGTATTTTCACTTCCTTATCCTTCATATTGAATTGTCTCTTTAGTATTGCTGTACTGCTTCTTATTAGGTGTCAAATCGCCGATGATTATCAGCCCCCTCTCAATAGCGTCGATGGTATACACGTACTCCCCGTCTGGAACGTCGGAAAAATCGATCAAAAAATAGTAATAGTCCTTCAACGTCTTGGTATCTACCACGTCAATCTCCCTTATCGGGTCTCCGAAATCGTTGTATAGGGTCAAAGTGTGTAATGCGACGGTATTTTCACGAACTTTAGGGAAATAGAACGGTAATTCACCCTTTTTTACAAGAACTTTCACCATATCTGCACTGCTTTTTATATTAAATATCATAAAACCCGCCTTTTTTTCAACCCATAAAAAAAATCCCGTAAGGTTTTCGCCCTACGGGAAAAAATAATCAGGTTATATAACAATCTCTATGGAAAAAATTGTCAGATTACTGTGCGGGTGTGATACCTGCAACCACTGTAGCGGGAACCTCGTAAGGATATTTAGCCTCGTCAACGTGCAATGTCACGCTGTAGTGGTTAGAATCGCCACGGGCCTGTCCTGTAGCACCCTCGCCTGCACTTGATGTCAGCGGCTCGGTAACGCCCAATGCCCAATACTTGCCGTTTGCATCCTTTACGATACCTGCAAGCTCGCTCTCTGCCAATGCCTGTACTGCAACACGCTTTGCTGTCTCCATTTTACCGAATGACATAACGAGGTCAGTACCGACATAGTTTGAATAGTTAGCGTCATCCACGTTAAGTGTTGAGGTCATAGAACCTGTTCCCTTGCGGAAATTGAACTCGTAGAAGGTAGCTGCACTAAGCACGCTCTCGACCTCCGTAGCACCGCTGTTAAGGGTGAAAAGAGCCTCGTTGAACTCGGTAAGCAGAACCTTTGTGATACCGCCCATAGAAGTGTCGCACGCGCCGTTGATACCTTTATTTAATGAATAGCATCCCATATCTTCTATATAAGGTTTAAATGTTAATTATTGTTAATTAATGGGGGTTTTTTACGCCCCCGTTAATCTATGTTTACGCCTTGGCGATATTACCGATAACAATCTCATCAGGCCAAGCAACCTGCACGCCTGCAATGAATTGGATAGCGAGGCGTTCCTCTTGGTTATCCTTTGAGTACCACATATCGAACTGTTCCTCGTCGCCCTGCATATCAGTTCCGTAGAACATATTGCTCAAGCGGCCTGCGAATATGATTTCAGCGTTGTCATCAGCACCGATAAGTCCGTCAACTGCAACGACCTTGGTATTTGTTCCTGGGAGCATATACTCGCCGTCCTTGTCGTTTGGATTATAGTGGTACATATTACCTGCAACCAACTCCTGAATAAATGTACGGAAAAGTCCTGTACCCACGAAGATAGTGGTGTCGTCTTTCAATGCACGCTCAGGAATAGCGAGATAAACGTCCTTGATAGCTGTGTAAGCGGGTGTACCGTTTGTGTAGTTCTTAATAACGGCTGTTGAAGCACTGTTGTTAAGAATAGTCAGGAAACCGTCGAACTCGTTAGTCTTTGAACCGTCACCGATCCATACAAGCTTCTCAAGCTTCTCCTGCACGCGCTTCACGATTTGATCTGTGAAATCTTCCTCGAATGGAACAGTCTTGTCACCTGCGGCAATCTTCACCTCGTAGTTAGCCCAGGTCTTCAAAAGTTTCTTTTCACAGAAGTTCATATTGACCTTGATGAGCTGTGGTGTGATTATACGCTGTGAAAGGGTAGTAGTACCACTTGCGCTCCATCCGCAATCGTCACCGTTCTGGAAAACGGGATCAGCGTCCATAAGGTTGAGGGCGGTAGGGCCCTTTACGCCTGTCTCCAAGCTGCACATTTTAGATGTCTTTGCACCAAGCACCGACTTTGCAATCAATGGAAGGCGATGTTCCTCCACATAATTGGGAAGAGAAGTAACAATAGGATTTGCCATAATGTTAATTTTCCTTAATTTTTGTTAATTTTATTTTATTAGTCCTTCAGGTACTTGGCGTACTCTGCGGCTTTGTTCTTACCTGTCACAATAGCGGATTTCTCGAATACCTCTGCAACGGGTTCGGCAACGGGAGCGTTAAGCTGTCCCTTGATTTCTTCAATAGCTGCCTTCAATGCGTCGATTTCAGCCTGCATAGCATCAATCTTTGCGTTCAACTCGTCCTCCTTTGGTTCCTCCACGGGTTCCTCTGTTGGCTCTTCGACGGGTTCCTCAACGGGTTCGTCCTCTGTCTCAACGGGTTCCTCTGTTGGTTCCTCCACGGGTTCTGCATCGTTGATCTCTGCAACCTTACCATCCTTTACTACGATTACCTTGCCGTCCTCGGTCTTGTACTCGCCGTCTGCAACGGGATTACCCTCATCATCAGTAACTTCGATACCAACGGCAATCTCGTCACCCTCGTAATTCAGGTTTCCGTTATCCGTAGCAATCATACCCATCTCGGCAAGCAATTTCTTCAATGCTTCCTTAATTTTGCTCATAGCGGATTTTTCTTTATTTTGCTTCTTATATAATTCGTTTGCGTCCTTGAGTGTAAAATAGCCCTCCAATGAAAAGCCCCTGTACTCGCCTGCCTTGATCATCTCCCATATCTGCTCATCCTCAATCTTGAAAGTGGCGAACATACTGCCGTCATCAATATCCTCAAAGCCGATAGGGGTGATTCCCGTAGCCGTGTTCTTTATGAATACTTCCTCGCAACGTACTCCCTCCACGAAACAATTGGGGTCGTGGTCGAGATTTATGCAATTCTGAGTACCCATCAGGAACATCTTCTGTGCCATCTTACGTATGGTATCAGGGCTGTAACGTATGTAGAACTCTCCCATCTCGTCGTTCTTCCTGTAAATAGGATAGTTAGCCCTCATAACCACTCCCAATACGCGCCTCTGTTCCTCGTTGGTAATGTTATACATCACCTCCACACGCTTCTCCTGCTTGTTGAATGCCGTGAAAAGCGAATCAACTGCGGGGTCGTGTACCAATGAGATAGCCATAATGCCGTCCCACTCGTCTAATATGTATGCGTCGTATATAGGATTAGCCATATCTTATTGAAATCGTTTCAAAAAATAAATACACACAAATGTTAAAAAATGCAAAAAATGAGCGGGTATGCTCATATTACCCGCCCATCGTCTTGGCCTCCTCGGTTTTTTTATTATATTAAAACCAATTTAGAATGTCGTGCTGTTCTGTCTCACCTCAACTTGTCTGTCGCTCTCGGATATGTCCGTCTGCAAGATATATACACGTGAGTCTGTCTGATCACCGTTTCCGTTTGCCATAGGCAAATCCTGCAATGAGTTAAGGTCTGTAGCCTCATCCAACAATGGTGTAGCACCTGCAACCGTAACTGTCTGCTGTGGGCTTCCTCCGCCTGTTGAATCAGGGTTATTCGGGTCGAACTTCTGATTACGTATGGTCTGTACCTGTGCATAGCCTGCAACCAACGTTGCCGCTGCATCAACAGCACCGATAGCCATACCCACCCAAGCGGGCTGATATGTCTTAACGTCGTTCATATAGGCTGCAACCGCACCGCTAATCGTTGATACAATAGCTGCCGCAATCTGCAATGCCTGCATCCTCTTCCACTCTTTCTCAAGCTCCTTTGAGTCCTCTTCTCCTGCCTCTTTCTTGCGCTCGATTTCATCCTCCCAAGCATCACCCACTGCACTCAAAAGTGAGCCGACTGATGACGTGAATGCAACCAAATTCTTAGTATCACGTTGGTAAAGCTTCTGTGTGGCCTTCACGTATCTCTGTGTAGCCTGCTCCTTCCTCTGTAGGAACTGCTCATAGGTTTCCGCGTTCTTGTCCCACGTCAAATGCTGTAGCTCATACAATGCGTTTTCCTTCTCAAGATACTCCTCTGTCTTCTGATGTGTGAATCCGAATGTAGCCGCGAGGTTTGCCATCCAATTCTGTGAAAACATATCCATATTGGATAGCCTCTCCGCATACTGCTCATTTATCGTGGCGTTTACTATCTCGCCTGCCTCGGTTTCTGCCTGTACGCCCGATTCGATTATCTCTCTCCAATGCTCCCCGTATTGGTTAAGCATCTCGTTCTCCCACTGTAGCCTCGACGCTCTCTGCTGTGCCAACGTGCTTTCAATCTGATTACGCTGTAGCATCAAATTACCCACGCGCTCCTGTACCTCCAAATCGTTCTCATACATAGGCTCGTTTGCGCGTATCATATCCTGCCAAGCACCGATCAGTTCCTCAATCTGTTCAAGCCTGCGTTGGTTATATTCCTCGCCGTCCTTGAGCATACGGTTTTGGCTCTCCTCCTCCATCTTGACCATACGGTCTCTGCTGTCAAGAACCAACTGCAAAAGCTCGTTCTGCTGCATCCTCACTATTTCGGTGATAGGGGCCTTGTTCATCTCGTCGGTAAGCTCGTTCATACCCTTCATAAAGGTATTCTCGGCATCGTAGATATTCGTCATCAACTGCATAAAGTCCTGCTTCTGCACCGATGTGAATGAATCCAACGACTGCTTCATCTGCTCAAATGTACCCTCGAAAAGGCTTCCGTAGTCCTTGAATGCGTTGGTAATGGCTTCCTTCCACTCATACACGACGTTGCCTTGGTCATCCAATGCCTGCGTGAATGGAACCATAGAACCTTCTATCTCCTTGTATGTCAATTCGGTAGTAAGTCCAAGCTCATCCATCTTCTGCTTCAAAAGCAATGAACTTCCCGTAAAGTTCTCCATCTCGCCCTCTGCGTTTTGGAATGTAAGGGATACACGGTCTACGGTGTTGGCCACCTGATCAATCTCGAATCCCACTTCACGCATAGCGTCCGCCATCTGTTCGGGTTCGACGAATACCATACCCTGTCCGAAGAATGACGATATATAGGTTCTGAACGTATCCAAATCCTTGTATATCTCGTTAAGCGTAACGCCTTCCTCCTTGAGCCAATTCTTGAATGGTGTGAACTTCTGCATCTTTGTGTAAAAGTCCGCGCTCCCTTTCAGCATCTCCGCGTATGTGTCGTTGTTGAGCATAGCCAAAAGCCTTGACGCTCTGCGGTTATTCTCCAAATTCTCCTGCACACGCCCCATCTGATCAACGTAGAATGCCTTGTCCAATGCCTGTCTGCGCCTGTAGTAGGTGTCATCCTCCTTTGCCGCCAATTGGTTATATTCGTAAAGCTTCTCGTTGTGGGTCTCCAAAAAGTTAAGCCTCTCGGTGTAAATATTCTTCAACTCCGCGAGATACTGCCTGTGCAATGACAAAAGCTTCTTGTTAAGGGCTTCTGCGGTCATTTCCTCGTGCTTTGCGGTATATGTTGCCAACTCCAATCTCTTGTCTGCCAACTCCTTGCGCAATGCGTATTCCTTGCCCGTACCCTTCTCTGTGTAGTTAAGCTGTGTCTGAATATAGTCAATCTCGGCCTGCATCGATTTCTTTGCGGCCTCCTGCTTCTTCTTCTCGGCTTCCTTCTTTTCACGCAATGCTGTCTCGTTAGCTGATTTCTCCTCCCTTGCAAGCCTTGATGATGTCTGATTATAGCTCCTGTCAATCTCGGCTCTCTTGCCTTTTACCTTCTCAAGCTGTGCGTTTACCTCCGCCAATGCCTTAGCCTCTTCCCACGTTGAACCTGCCTTGTTATAGGCAATCTCCGCGATTATCCGCTGTTTTTCAAGCTCTGCCTGCTGTAGGCTCAAAAGCTCGTTCTGTTTCTTTTTCCACTCATCCAATGCGGCTCTTCTCTCCGCAATGGTCTTGTGTTCCTTGTCGGCCATAGTAGCCTCAAGCTCCGCAATGTCGTTTTCAAGCTCCGCCCTTTTCTTTATGTTCTCGACAATAAGGCTGTGCAACTCAATCTCTGTCTCGACACGCCTTTTCTCAGCCGCCTCAAGCTCTTCCATCTCTTTCCTTGCGGCCTGCATATCCTTTGCGAATCCTACGCCCGCGCCTGCCATAGCATCAACCAACTTGTTGAATCCTCCTACGAGCCAATCCACGAAATCGGCAACTTTCTCAAGCACCCAACCAAGCCCCTCGAAAACTGCCGTAAGCAATTTAATCTGTGCTTGTACTATCGGGCTTTGGACTGCCAATTCATAGAACTTGCCGATGATACGCATAAGCGGCTCGATAACCTTTAGCAATGAGCCTGCCAACTGCTCGAATACACGCTGCACCTTGCCCATAATCGCGGATATTGGAGCCATAGCCCTGTTCAATCCATCAACGTTTTCCTGTGAGCTTTTGAATGCACTGATAAGCTGCTGCAATGCCATAGCAATGGCCGCAATCAATGCGACGATAGGAACCTTCTGCAATGCGATAAAGCCGTTCTTCAATCCTCCGATAACGGGGATAAGGTTCCCCACGCTGCCGCCCATACTGTTGATCGCCGTATTAAAGGCCGATGAGTAGTTTCCCACATTACGTGAGAAAATACCCATACCTTGCTCTACCTCGCCGATCTTCCCGTTAAGCTCCCCGATTTCCGCCTGTGCCTCTTTCCACTTGTCAGTCCCGACCTCCATATTACCGAACTCGGCCTTCAACTCCTTGAGCTTTTCCTTCATACCGTTGAGTGAGTTCGTTGTTGAGTCGTATGTGGTCTTGCCCGCGTTCATAACCTCGTTGAGCTTGTTCTGCTTCTCGGCTATCTCCTCAACCGTGGCGTTGTACTCCTCGCTGCCCTTTTCCAAATTGAGCAACGAGGCACGCAAATCGTCAATACTTTTCTTGTATTCCTTGAGCGATATGTTTAGTACGTTCTGTTCTGCCATCTTTCTTAACTGTCTTTAACTATAGTTAAATATCCTTAATTGATATAATCCGCCTTGCTGCGTACCTTGACGAACACGCATTTTGTAGGCTCGTCGCTCCTTGGGTCGTAGTCCTTGACCTCGTTCAGTACCCATAATGCGTCATCGAACCAATAGAACTGCCGCATAGCCTGCTTCGGGTTCTGTCTAAGGAAATAGTACACTTCCACGCTTTTCGCATCCTCATCATACAAATCGTTGATGTAATCCTTCCAATACCTTCCGTATATCGTGGTGTCATCCTCGTATGCAATGTCGCTTCCCGTGAATGATCCACGTGGAACATCGAAATCGTAGGATACGTCATATACCGTACCGTTGCTTGTGTAGCATTTTGAGAATACGGGCAACGTTGAAACCCTGTAGGCGATAATGCCCTCCTCGTTCTCGTCTATCTTTCCCGTTACGACCTCTCCGCTCTCTGCGGGGCATAGCATATAACACGGTTTGTCCGCGTTGAGCTTCATCATAAGCGGTATGTTGTCCGTTATCTGATACGGGGCTGATACTGTCTCCGTCCTCTCGAAGAATACCAATGCGTTGTCAATGTCGGAAACGTTCTCGTTTTCCTTGTCGAAACAGCATACCTTCGGCCAATCGTAGATTTTGGATACGTTTGAATAGCTCTGTGCGCCGTACTTGTCTATCTCGCTTGACTCCAACTCCGTAGGGTTATCGGGGTTATCCTTCCATAAGCACCACTTGTAGTATGGTATGAGTGCCACCGTAGGATATGCCGTGCCTCCGCTCATCTGTATCGATGTCTGGAAATACGGGCTTTGGCATCTGAATACTGCGACGTTCTTATATTTCGTATCCTCGAAAATGTTATTCCTCTCGCTGTTGAAATAGTATCCCGTGTTGTATGAGTATCCGCCGTATTCCTCCCCGTACTTCATCTTGTATAGGCTTGTGGCGTAGGTCTCAGGTGTCTCCAACGTGTAGTCGTACCACTTGTATTCCGTAGTCGTTGGCTTCACCTTCAAATCCTTGTCCCTCACTATCTTGTCTGAAACGTCCAACGTCCTGTCCGCAAAATAGTCCTGCCTCTTCAAAATGGTTACTGTCTTATTGACCGTATCCAATGAGTAGCGTAAATTGAACAGTCTCGTGAAACCGACCAAATACTCGTATGGGCTTGCGGTGTCCCTGAACAGCGTAGATTTTTTCAGGTTCATACTCTGCACCACGCTCGGTGAATAGTTATAGTACCCGTTGATGTACTCGTCATCATCCGAACCGTCATAGAACTCATACTGCATAGCGGGTACATAACAGTTAGCACCCGTTCCCGTTCCTATCGCTCCACGCCAACTTGGGTATGTTCCTCCCACGGGGTGACTTGTATTGAATCCCCACACGTACTTGAACTCGATTATATAAACGGTGTGGTCGTGCGGCTCTGTCTTCAATTTAAGCTGTATGGGCTTTTGGAACTCATACCAAGAAACTGCGGGCGATGTCTTTTTCTGTAGCGGGTTATTGACCAATATAACGTCGTCTGGATTGATCATCGAACCTGCAAAATCCAAATAGCTCTTATTGAACCTGAAATTACTCGTTGATGACCTCCAACCGTTTGAAAACTCCACCTTGCTCGTTACCCTCATCTCAGGGTCGTATGAATACTGAGCGTACCACGGTGTGTGACCTGCCTCGACTGCGGTAGTACCTGACAGATAATATGATACCAACCTGTAGCAATATGCACCACAGAATACGCTCGTACCTGTATAGTGGGCTGTCTGCGTGCCTCCGCGTCCGTTGTACTCTCCCCAATAGTCGTAGTCTCCCTCGATGAAACACGTGTATCCGCTTGCGGGGAAACTTGAAAGGTCTGCGCCGTTTGCTGTCATAAGCGGTGATATTGAAACCTCCACTCCTGGATTGGTGTATCCTGACTCCAAGAACTGAAACGACTCGTTTGTGTATATCCTGCCGTCAACGGGGTCTGTCTCGTATGTCCAAAACCTGTCTCCGACATAGGTCTCTCCCTTTGTGTCCTTGTTCCTGTAGCTGAATATGTTAAGCGTAGTGTAATTGTACAGGCTGATGTCCCTCGTCTCGTTCTCCTCCGAATCGGCAAAATCCAACCTGTCGAAAAGAATCCAACTCTTGTCATAGTACAGATTAAGCGGTGTTCCGCTCTGTAGCATCTCTGCGGGCCAATTTATCGTGTATCCGCCGTTGTTCTCAGGGTTTGAAATAGCGTCCAAAATGAGCTTCAATCTTACTGCGGGTCTTTGGTACTGTGACCTTAAATCCCTTGTCTCCCACTCTGTCATATCCCTCTGTAGCGTCATCCTGCCATATCCGTACTTCTGCGTGTATGTAGTGGCTGAATCGGTTTTGAATGAGCTTGGGAAAAGTGATGAGTATGCGCTTGTGTATGAGCCTGAACTCTCTCCTCCTGCACGTGTAGTACCGTAGCCTCTTCCCGAATGGGTAGTGGAAAAGCTTGAAACATTTACCAAAACCTTGTCGTTGTCGAAATCGCCGTAGATACCGCTGTTTGTAGGTACTGCCGTTACCCAATTGGCGATGTGCATATCTGTGTCGTCCCCCACGGGTACTGTGTTGCCTGAATGATCAACGCCTGAATACAGATAGCCCCACGTATCCAATATGTAGTTTTTGTTCCATACGATAAGGGTACGCTCATTTTCCTCGTCGTGGGTCAATGGGCCGAAATTCTCCCTTGCGAAACCGTAGTACATATTTGAAAGGTTCTTTTCCTCTCCCGTCTCCTCATCGTACATAAGGTTATAGAAAAAGTCTCCCAAGCCTCCATAAAGCGTTACCGAATACTTCACGATACCGTCGTTCTCCGTTACTGAATCCAATGATACGTAGCCGTTCTCGACTATCTCTCCCTTGTCCCAAAACTCGAACTCCACGCGCTTCTTAGGGTTAAAATTAATTCCCGTTACGTTGTACGTGATACTGCTCCACGGATAGCCGCTCGGTGCTTCCTGAATAATGCCGCTCTTGTTTATGACTCCCCTGTCTAACATCCAAAAATCACCGAATATCTTGTTGTTGCTGTCCGTACCGACCAACTCAACGGTCTTGCTGTACGTATTTTTTACTGCCTGCGGGTTTTCCGTATCCGTAGCCTTGTATGTTAAAGCTATTTTAACATTTGAGGTGATGTCCGCCTTTTGTCCGTTGATGAAAAGCCCGTCCTTTACGTCCGTACCTATTGAAGGATCAACATTTTGGTGTACGACGAACCAACGTTCATATAGCTTGTTTGAATATATGCCCGTGCCTGATACCTTTACGCTGTGGCTCTGTGGTAAATTGGTGTAGTTCCTCGGTACTGTCACAGATAAAGTAGCCGTACTCTGTGATATGTTTGAAAGTGTGGCCGTCACCTGTGATGACTCCGACACACACGTAAGTCCTGAAAGATTAGTGAACTGTACGCCCGTGTTTACCGTGCCTCCTGAAAAGGTTATGTCGGCTTCTTCGGGGTTTATCTTCAACGATTCCCACTTCTGCGTTACATATACGTTCTTGCTCTGCAATGAGCCGTAATTATCACGTCCATATACCGTTACGTATCCCTGTCTCTCACCGTCCACGCTCTCATCAACGATAATATGTAAAACATTTTCGCTTATGTACGGGTGTAGCCAAGAATTATATGCCGTTGTATCAACGTCTATTGTATCAACCTGCATACGTGTGTATGAAAGCTGACTCTCAAGATGCTGTGCGTCCGCTGATGTCGTGAAATGGTCGGGGTCTGCGTCTATTCCGCAATAGTATCTTACGTCTAAATTGAAAGATGCCTCATTTGCGAGATAGTCGTCTGTCTCCACTACGGAAAGTGTCAAAATACACTCCAACTCGTCTGCTGCCGTCCACGTGTACTCTATTCCCTGTCCGTTGTATACCGCTCCGATTATATTGCCGTTTATTTTTACGGTGATCAACGAATCAGAATCGGTATATACGTATATTTTTGACTTCTGACCAACGATTTTCGAGCCTGCCACCGTGAAACGCAGATATGGCATAATCTTCTCCCATACCTGTATTGTTCCAACGTTGCCGTCGAATGGTGTGAAATCGTCATCACCGTCCTGATGAACGTGCAATGTCTTTTCTCCTATCTCGTCTGGCAGATAGTTGAAACATATTCCATACGTGTCTCCTGACCAATCGGGGAACGGATTACCCGTTATCTCTATATTCTTGGTATCGGAATACTCCACGTTGCCGAAATACCAACGTGCCACCAACGTATAAATGCCGTTGTCCTCGAATGACGTAGGTATCCAATCGTTGCAGCTTGCGAGTCCGATGTAATGTGTCTCTCCCTCGTAAATATATGAGTATGAGATAGGTATGTTACCCTCTGACTCCAAGTCGGGGTCATATCTGAATGAGAATGTGCTTCCCTGTGTGAATATCAGTTGGTCGGGGCTGAAATACCACTCTCCCGTTACTCCTGATGGAATAGGTGGTTCGGGTGGTGTGTCCTGCTCGTCGATATGGTATGAAAGCCTTACCCTAACGTGGTCTCCTGTCTCTCCACCGTATGTACCAACGTCGATTAGATGCGTGAAATTATCCGTTGCGTATGGTATTGTTACGACTGCCGTGTTTGTGTCGTATGCCTCCAACGTCTGATCGATGTAGTCGAATGCCACGCTCATATTGTTTGTTATGGTCGTGGTATGCGTAGGATTTGATACTAACAGCTTGAAAGGGCCTGTGTATTGGCTTGGTGATGTCTCGTACTGCGGTGCGAATATACCCACGCCTAAATTGCCGTAGCCTATCGATGGTGTCCAACTTGCGCCGTTGTTTCCCGTGTACTCAACCCTAATCTCGTTGAATGAATTGAGGTTAAACAGTCCCGCCTTTGTACCTGATGCAATATCCCGTAGCTTGAATATCACGTTGATGTTTGTATGAGGCTCTGCATAGTCGGGTGCTGTTATCCACGCTGACTCGTATGTGTAGTACGTGTTCTGTGTAATGGCGTTGTTTGACTGCGGTGACGTTGTTTGGAATGTCATACCGCTGTAGTCTCCCTCCACGAACTTCCAACCTGTCTCGCTCTGTACTATCTCCCTGTATTTTGCGAATGGCTTTACTGATACGGTGTTTTCCTCCGCATATAAATGGTCATATACCTGCTTCTCTGAAAAGCCCGCATATCCCGCGTTGTATGGATAGTAAAGTGCCGTATATTTGAAATTACGTGTGTTGCCTGACCTCTCCCAACTGAACTCGAATACTGTGTCCCCGTTGGCGTTCAGAAGCTTGCGTCCCTGATAGCTGTTGTCTCCCTTGTACCAATCGTTTGTATGCCAACCCCACTCGTTGTCCTCCGTAGGTGCGTATGGGTTTTCGGGTTCGGGTGTCGGTTCAGGTTCGGGGTCGGGCTGTATCTCCTGTGTGGATAAATCAATGAGGTTACAGATAGTGTCCGATACCGTCTTGCTGATCGGCAATGAAACCAAGAATGATTCCGTTGAATATTGGCAATAGTTGTTCCAGAATGAATCACGCTCACTCTGTAGGTCATATATATCGTATGGAACCACGTAGTCTGCCGCCGTGACGTATTTTCCCGTGTCGTTGAAGGTTATCGGTACTGTGATGTCGAATGTCCTTGCAGAACCGTTATACACGTATTGGTAGCCATCAACCCTCCAACCGCCGTACTTGTCCATACCTCCGCCGATTCTGACAGTCCAATCCTTATTGGAAAGGGCTGTCTTAACCTCGTCGTAATCCTTGCCGTCATCTTCGGGATAGTAGCGCAATGATATGGAAAGCTCAATGGTGTACCATAGTGTCCCGTTTATCGTCCTCGTGCTTTTGTACGGGTTTATCCATACGCTCCATCCGAGATACTTGTTGTCAAAATACTTAACCGTTGCCATTCGTTAAAAAATGTTAATGAATTTGGTTATCTCTCTTTTTTTATTATATTAAAACTCAATTACCGTAGGTGTACCCGCGCTTGAGATATTGTCTTCGGGTATCGTCAATGTAATCTCGCCGTCCTGTATTGAATAAATACAGATAGTTCCCTCATCCACGTTTACCCGCAATGAATTGGGATATGTGGCGTGTATCCTTGTCTCTGTACGGGGCGGATATACCGTAATCCACTGTTCCGTAACCGCGCTTGCATACTCTCCGTTTGACGTTGCAGCCTGTGATGCCCTTATCTTCAACTGCCTTGTTTCGCCTGATACGTAGTCTTCGGGTATCTCCCTGCTGAATATGTAGTTGTATCCCGTAATGGCTGATGTGGGTGTCGGGTTTATGTTCGTTATCTGTGCGCCGTTATCCTTGTATATTCCTGTATATACGGGCTGTCCGTCGCTTGGCGTGCTTATAAGTACGTTAAGAACCTCCCCTGCGTGTATCTTTCCCTCGTTCAATACGGTAATCGTTAAGTCGGGTATTGCGGGCTGTGGAAGAATGTACTGTCCCCTCCATATGTTTTCGGGTACTTCGTTCCACGTGTAGTCGCTCTCGTCATAGTACCTGTCCTGCTTTGCCTTTATCTTGAATGCTGTCAGTACCGTTACCGTAGATGAGCTGTACTGATCACCGTATGTAATCGTATATGCGCTTGAAACGGGGTTTGTTACCGTCTCCCACGTCTCAGGTCTCTCGTGCCATACCCACTCGTGTACTAATTTGATAGGATTAGGGTTAGTGGTTGCCGATGCGTTGAAATATACCGTCTCTCCCCACGTATATGCGCTGTTGTAATACTTCTCGCTTTCAAAATCGACTGTCATAGGTGTCAGTTCCTCCTTGTCAGTCCATACTTTAAGGTCTGATTCCTTCGGGAAATATATCCTTGCCCAATCTGTCTCGTACTCCGCGTATGGGAAATTGGTTCCTTCGGGGAATATGAACTTGAGCTTCACGTACTGTATGTCCTCGTTGAGCGTGTATGTGTCGTATACTTGGTCTGATGCCAATACTGAATGCGTAGCGTCGAATGTGTAGCCGTTGCAGCTTACCCACTGTGACTCTGTATTGTCAGTATATTTTACCTTCCTCTGTACGCTTATTGTATATGGGAAACCGTTGTATGTCTCATATACCCTTACGTTGTAGTACCACTCTATCTTCCAAGCGTTGCGTACCGTAGGTGAATACCAATCATAGTATGCGTAGTCTCCCAATGTGACCATACTTGACAAATCACCGTTGTATGTGAGCATAGTGTACGTGCTTGCGCTGTTGAAATTGGCTGTCTCTGCCTGTGATACCTCCAACTTGCCTATATACGTGTCTCCTGCCTGCTGATCAGCAAATGTGAATGTAGTACCTGCCGTAGTGTCCCCCGATGAATACAGAATCCAATCGTCGTTGTTTTTCCTGTATGCGTCATAGTGGATACTGTTGCTGTCCGTGTTTGTAGTTGAGGCTGATACCGTGTATGACCAATCTGTACCTGTGTGTGCGCTGTTTATTATGTAGATTGAAAGGGTATTGTCTCCCTTGTCCTCCCATATCTGTGCCTCTGTTACGCCCGAATTGTAGTTGAATGTCTCCTCTGTATGGAATGACAGTGTTGAATATCCTGCGACTGTAGGCGTGTAGTCTATCGTGCCGTTAGGGTTCTCTATCGTTCCTATCGTTGTACCGTTCCATTTTACCGTAATGTCTGAATCCGATGTGGTATTGGCGTATATGTGCCTCTCGCTTCCCACTTTTGCCTCTCCCGTTACGGTGTATGTTGTTGTGGGGTTTAATTTTACGTGTTCAATGGTAATCGTTTGGCTCGTTGTACCTGATTCGTGGTCTGAATCACCCTCTGCGTCCGCTTTTATAACGACTGTGCCGTATCCCTCGTGGGTGTATGTGAATGTACCCTCGTGTGTGGCCGTGCCTATCTGCGTATTGTCTGCATATACGGTGATCAACGTATTGGTTAATGCTGATACCGTTATCGTCATAGGGTCGTATTCCTTGAATGTACCCTGAATGTCGAGATATACGCTGTTAGCTGCCTTGCTGAATGTACGTGTGGCCGTTACGGTTCTCTCTGCATAGTCCAATGTCTGCGTTGTATGTGCGCTGAAATTGTACGTTGTGGCTGAATATGCCGTGAATGCAGAATCGGTGAATACCGAACCGTTCATATAAAGGGTCAGAATACCGTCAGAATCGGTCTGTACGCTCACCAAATTGGTGTCCCCTACTGTTGTGCCACCGCTGAATGAAATCGTCGTTACAGGCGTTTGTCTGTCCTGTACGGTGATGTTCTGTGTGGTGCTTCCTGAATCGTATGTTGAATCCGCTGCCTTTGTCGCTGTTATGGCATATTGCTGTGCCTGCGCGTTGGCTATCGTGTATACTGAATTAATCGGCGATATTGTAGTGCCGTTTGCCGTTACGGTCAATGTACCCGTTCCCAATGCAGATACCGTGAATTTAACGCTGTCCCCTGTCCTGTACGTGTTGGATGAGTCCATAGTTATCTCCACGCTGTTCTGTATCTTGTCTATCGTTATAGTGTCCGATACTGAATATGACGTGTAGTTCTGCGTTGATGCTATCGATGCCTCTATTGTATGGTCTCCTGTTGTTGAAGGGGTGTATTCCACATAACCGCCCGTGTAGCACGTTCCAATGCTTGTCTGTCCCTCTGTAAAGGTAATGAGGCCGTCGCTGTTGCTTGTGGGTTTCAGATAAAGCGTATTGCCTATCTGTGTCGTTCCCGATACCGTGAATGAAAGCGTAGGTACTGCCTGTGATATGACTATCGAGCCTGTAGTGCCTCCTGAAAGGTACGATGAGGTCTCTGCCAATGTAAGTGAATAATTATGCGTACCTGCTGCATAGTTATGCGATACCGTATCCCCGTTGTATCCTGTACCCAATACCGTTGATGTATCTGTATCCGTTACGGTGATCAATCCGTCGGAATTTGTTGAAAGGGTGAAAACCGTTGTGTCCCCGTATGTGGTTCCCGTTATTGACACAGATAATGTAGGCGTGAGCTTCTGCATAGTTACGCTGCCCGTCTGCCAATTGCTGTAGTACCTTGATGTCGCTGCGATGTCTGCCCTCCAATTGTGTGTTCCTGCCGTGGAATAGGTCGTAGATACCGTATCTCCGTTATATCCTGTGCCTATTGTGGTTGATGTGTCTGTGTCGGTAATCGTTACCAATCCATCCGAACTTGTTGAAATGGTGAATACTGTAGGCTGTCCCATAACGTTCCCTGATGCCGTTACGGATAAGGTAGGTGTCGCCTTTGGTACGTATAGTCCGCTTGTGTCGTCCTTTGCGCTGTATTTTCCCGTAGCTGCCACGCTTGCTATGAACTCCGCATAGGTGTCGGCTTCCAAGTTGCCGTAGTTGACCCACGTGAATGTGGCGGGGCTTGACTGTGCTTGGAATGTTATCTTCGTTACGCCTCCCTGCTTTATGACCGCGCTAATAGGTGAATCACTGTTCGTAGTGAACGTTGCCGTACCCGTAGTTGTCATATTACCTGGGGAGAAATTGGTCTGTGTAATCGTCGGTGCTATTACGGTAAGGGTGAAATCGTATGTAATGGTCTTTGTCTCATACTGCGATGTCTCTGCGACTGTTGCCGTTACGGTGTAGTTCCCGTACTGTCCGAAATCGTGTGTGACCGTTCCGCCGTTGTATGCCGTTCCAATGCTTTGGTTATTGTAGTATACCGTTACGAGTCCGTCGCTTGTCGTTGTTACGTTGAATGTAGTGGCCGAGCCTGCCCAATGTGTTCCAGGAATGGATAGTGACAATGTAGGCTCTGATTTGCTGTCTCCCCTGAACTCGCTTGACGTAATTGACGTGTAGAACTTTGAATGCTGTGTGTCGTAGATACCGATCTTGCTGTCTGAATTTCTCTTTGCGGGTACGAAATTGTATGTCTCCGTTCCTGCGCTGTTCATAACCTTCAATCCGTGGAACTTGTACTCCTGCATATTCGTTGCGGCTGATGCGTAGAACGGGCCTCCCGCGAGAATGGTCTTCCTCGTAGTTGAATATGACGTTGACGGTGCTGTACCCAAATTTAACACGTTCTTATTGAACGAGCCTTCATCCTTGTCCTTTATCTGCCGTGGGTTTGCCGTCGATGTGTAGTACGTGTGGGTTATGCCGCTCTTGAAATAGTCCTGATACGTCTCGACTGTCACGCTTTTCCTTGTGCCGCTGTCAACGACGTAGTACATATTTCCTGCCACGATGTCGAAACGGCTTCCGATGTTGCTTGACGATGGCTGAGTGTTGCCCGATGAGCCGAAAAAGTAATACTTCTCCGTTCCCGTCTTCAACGTAGTGTCCCAAGAAACCATAAGCTCGAAAAGGTCGGTGCTGTTCCACTGCCAATCCACCAACGTCTTTGCCTGTCCGCCGTTGTTGTCAATCCACGGCAACTCTGTATATCCTGTAGGTAATGCCATAGTTTTTCTCCTATACGGTTATAAATTGCTCATTTTATCTTATGTCCTGCTGCCTTGAATCAGTTGCCTCGATGGTATAAGTGTATAATTTACGCTTCTGATTCCTGTACGTCTTTACCTCGTATTGGTTAGTGCTGATATTGACGGGGATAATCTCCTGTGAATCAAATACTTGCAGATATGCCAACGTTGAATCGAGTACGTTTTTCATCTTCTTTGACTGCCTGTCTGTGAGGTATGGTGTGACGAGTTGCCACTTCCTTGTCTTCTGTCTCAGGTAGTCGGTATTGTTATGCTCATTTGTTAAATTTATGTACTCTTTTTTGTATTGGTTGTTTTTCATCTGTGCTGACTCTTTTCCGTCGAGTACGAGTGTGTCCCATCCTCCGAGTCTGTTCATATAGTAAAGGCAGTATGGCTTGCAGGTATCCTTGACCGTGTATGTGAGTCTGTCGGTTCCTGATGTTACCTGTATGCCTGTTGATCCGTATGGTATGTTAGCCACCACTGTATTGAGGTATGGTGTCATACTGTAGGTTGACGTGCCTGTAGGGTTGAACGTTACGGTGATGTTTTCCGTAGTGTTGTTTTGGTTTGTCCTTCGGGCTGATGTTACGAAACGTTGCCTTGGGTCTATTGTTGTGAGGATAGGGTCGGATATGATTGTATTGTCGTTATCCTCGTATGAGTAGTCGTAATATGCCTTGTATGTGGCGTATTCGTCCTCTGTCTCGAATGAGTCCGTTGAAACCGTTACATATGCCGTGGCGTGTGCGTTGTTGTTCTGTATCCCGAATGTGTTGAGGTCTAATGTCGGTCTTACGTAGTCTTTCATAACCTTCTTGGGGTATATGTATGCTCGTGAGCCGTCGGACGTGTATGTATATCCCTGATACACGTAGTTGGAATCTATCATAAACCTGTATCCCACGTATTCGTTTGAGCCTGTAGGCACGACGCTGTATAGGTCTTTCCATATAGGGAACTCCACTGTTCCTATTGGTGTTATCGATGTGTTAGCCATTTTATTTAATTCAGATATTTATCATCTTGTTTATGCCGTTCCATACCTTTATTGAGTATTCGTCGAAATCCCTCTGTAGTGCCTCTTTCAAAAGGGGTATGAAATGTGCGTTTACCTCCTGTGTGGTTTTTTCGAGTGACTTGTCTCCCTGATAGTTCTTATCCTTTATCGTGCCGTTGTTGGCTATTGCCCTTGATATAAGGAATGCGAGCTGTTTTTCCGTAGGTAGTTTTCCGTTCTTGTCGGGTCTTGGTAATATCGGTTTTACCCTTATCCATTTCAATATTGCCTCCTGTGGTGGGAACTTTCCAGCCTTTCTTCCTTCCTCTATGTACTTGAAATAGTCCGCTACGTACATAGTGACCGTGTATTCGCTTGATCCTTGCTTTATTGTCGTGGATATGCTGTTTATAAGGGTTCCCGTGGCTTTCCTTCCCTCCTCCGTGAGTTTTTCCCTGTACTCGTTCTCTATTGTCTCCCTGTATTGGTTGAGCGTGTCTATGAACCAATCGAACTTGGGCTGTATGTTAGAAACCTTTGCCATAATGTCTTGCTCCTCCGCTTTTCCTGTTTGCCTGTATCTCCGTGAGATAGTGTATCTGTCTTTCAGGGTGCTGTATCTTCCACCTTACGTAGCATACCATATTGAAGAACGTATAAATATCCATCTTGTATACGGTTTCCCAATCGGTGCGTTGTGTCTCAGATACCCAATCCACTAATGTGAGCCATTGAAATAGAAACTCTCCATCTGAGATATTCTCTTCTCCGTCTCCCTCATCATTTCCTTCATCTTCTGATTCTTCGTAGTCCATTTCGTCGCCTTCAGTACCATACGAGAGCAGATTAGGGAACTCTTCATTGAACTTAGCAATTTTTTCAGAAAAAAAAAGCATATACTGTTCGCCTGTGTTATCGGCATATGGTTCTCTATGTCGTTCCTTACCTCCTCTATGTCGTATCCGTCGCCGTACTTATGTCCCTGTGGTACTAAAAAGCAGGAAAGCACGGGTACGAGCTTTTCCGTTGCGTCCTGTATCCTCCACGCCTGTTGGAAATCGATATACTGTGCTACGCTCATCTTGTTGAGGTCGTATGTTATATCGTATTTTTTTCCATTTAGGGTTACGTGCTTTATCGTCCATCTCTTCTTGAAATCGAAATCGTTAATCCAATCCATCCCCTTGGTGAGCCTTGAAATCTCATCCATTGACAAGTTCCAGATACTGTCCTCGTCGGTATCGCACAGTATGGCCAACGATGCAACGTTCTTTTCCATCGTCTCCATACCCTCGTCGTTGCTTATCTCGACTATGCGCTTGTATGCGCCTATGGGTACAGCATCCCAATTGTTGTAAATTATTTTTATCTTCTTATCCATATTTTTCCCTTAGTCTCTGAGGCTTTGTGTTATGCGTACCCTTTGACAATACATACTGTCCCTGTGCCGTGGGGTTCTTATATGCCATATATCCGAGCATACTTGCCATCACGTAGTCGTCGTGGCAGTTCTTGCCGTTGTATGTTATGGTCTTTGTCTTCGGGCTTATCTCCTGTGTGTATCCCTGTAGCTCCGTAATCAGCTCCTCGTCCCTCAATATGGTTACGTAGTTGTTCTCCAACGCCAATTGGAATGACGTTACCAACTCCTGTTTTGATTTATTTGAGGTTATCCAATCGGTTATCTTCACGTCCTTCGGCAGTCTTGCGTCCATCAAATCGACATATACCTGTCCTATGCTGTTGATCTCCGCGTATATCTTTACGACTGTTGCTATTGAGTTGAGGTCGTGTATCTGTCCCGTGAGCCAATCTATCTGCTGTGTGGGGCTTAGGTTATTCCTTGCGGATATTCGGTACATCTGTCCGTACTCGTTGAATGCACACAGAACCGTGTAGTCGTTTTCCCCGCCGTTTGCGAAGTCTATGCCTATATAGAATAAATGCGGCTCCTGTGGCTTTCCTATGCAGTTCTGAATGTTACAGAACAATGCGCCGTCGTCTGACAGGAACTCTCCCAATACCTCTGTCGTGTATTTTGACCGTGACATCGTTTTCTTATAGAACTCCTTCCTCTCGTCTGTCAAGAATCTTGACACTTCTGCATCATTTGCCCAATCGAATGTCTTTACGTTAGGGTTTTCCCCTGTCATACCCAACTTGTACATTTCATAATAGTATCCCTGTCTTATGAACGGGGTGGAACATATAAGTATCGGGGCGTTATGGGCGTTTACGAGCGGTAATGCCGTATATATTGCATCGTCGGGTAAAAAGGCGCATTCGTCGAAAACAAGCAGTCCTGTGACCGTATATCCACGGTTTGAGTTTTCCAATGTCGTTGAGCGGAAAATAATCTGTGAGCCGTTCTTGAGTTGGATTATGTTTGTCTGTGAGTTTGCCGTCTCTACGAGGTCTACGGCTGACAGTGCGTCGGATATTGACTTGAAGAAAACACGTGCCTGATCCATCGTGGGTGAGAACATAACCGATATTGTCTTCCTTTCCAATGCGACCTTTGTGAGTGCCATCATCGCAAAGAACGATTTTCCGCTCTGTCTTACGCTCTTTATGACGGCCACCTTTCCTCCTGTGAAATCGCCCATCCAATCCATCACGGCCTGTTGGTATCCTGTGAGCTTCGGCAGTCTTATCTCCTTTGCCATTTGTTAAAAAATGTTAAATTATCCGAATGACACAATGATAGGCTCGTCTGTTGAAATCTCTATCTTGTCCTTGTAAAGTCCGCCGATCTTGTTGAGTTCCTGTATTCCCATCAGTGCGACCTTGTACTGTTTTGCATCGTATGCGTCCTCGATTATCTGCTCTATGCGTGCCACGTTTGTCTCTGCTATTGAGGCTATGTACTTCCTGTACTCCCCCTTAATCAGTTCTGCGGCTCTGCGGCACATCTCCTCTCCCTGTTTCTGTGTGAATCCGTAGTCTGCCTTGAGCCAGGCGACAATCTCGTAGCGCGGCTTATTGAGCTTTATCTTTTTTGCTACCTGCTTTTTTAGCTTTGCCGCCTCCCCTTCCGTCAGGGCCTTCAATGCTGTTGACTTTTTCATTTTCCAATTCCTCCTTCATTAGTCTCTGTGCGTTGTTATAGTAAATGGTTCCCATCCCCTTCCATATATTGAAAAGGCAACTGTTGCAGCCGAAATTACGTGAGTGTTTCTCTCCCGTTATCTTGTCGAAGAAATCTGCAATGAACCTGTTGTCGGCATCCGTTGTGCCTCTCTTGTAGTTTTGGTGTACCACCGTGTTGAATACCGCCTCGTACTTTTTCAGTACGGCCATATCCTCCTTAGTGAGTCTGTATTCTTTCATTTTTTTACGTTATTTAATTTATATTAAATAGTGATTATTACAATACCTTATCTGAAACGAGGGCCACTATCTTGTTCAATGCCTCCCTTATCAGTATGAGCGTGCTGTACATAACGGGTGTCAAAAGGCATACTATTAAAAGCAGTGCGTAGTTGAATAGTGTGACGTTCCCGCTTATTATGAGGTACAGTAGTCCGAGCCAATGTGTCTGGCAATAGCTGCATTCCAATATCTTTATGTGTACGCTCCTCAGTTTCAGCCACTTTGAAAGGCTGTTCTCAATGTGCTGTACGACACCGCTTATATCAGTTATGTTTACGGTGATCAATGCTATCAATAATACGTTTAACAGAACGTCCATTCTTCCATCTCCAATATCTTATCCTTATTTTCCATCCGAGCCACCATATAGGGGCGAAGCACATCATAATAATGTAGCCGAGTGCCAATAGTACGTATTTCATATCTCGCCTGTTATTTTTTTCAGTTTATATAATCTCCTTACCTTGTTCAATGCTCCCATAATCTGCCATCTGCAAGTGGTTGGATTCAGGTTCAGTCTTCTCCCCACCGATGTATAGCTCATCAGTTCCGCATACATAATTATGAGCCTTCTCTCTGTCTCGTTAAGGTCGTTGAATATGATTTCCTTCAATGCCTCCGCCGTTGTATGCTCCGCGAACACGTCATCCTTGTCTGCGGGTCTGTAGTCCTCCATACATCGTATGTCAAATTCACTCTCCTTCGGTTTCTTCCACCTCTTCCTCAGGCGTTTTAACTTCTTCTCCTCCGCCTCCGTCATTTCCATAGTTGTCGTCATATCTTTTTGCCCACGTGTATTTCTTGTATTTCCTGTAATATCCGCTCGAACCGCTGAACATCTGATTCGTTATCATCTTTATCAGGTAGTTTTTCCAATTGACGGGGCCGCTGTTGTACTTTTCAAGTATCTTTTCCTCGTCCCTCGTCAAAAGGTACATATATAGCTCCTGTGCGAGATCATCCATATCGTCACAATTCTCTCCCACGGGATTACCTATGCTGCGTATCAGGTACTCCAACCCCCTCTTACGCGCCATTTCCTCTACAATCGTCCGTAATGTCATCCCTTTTCCAATTAAATAGTGTGTATATTGCCGCAAGTGCGACGCTTACAATGCACATCCACTGTATAAAACATAATGCTCCCATAATCTTTGTCAATCTTTTTTAACCGTTATCTCCTTTGCTATCTTCCTTGGAAGCTCTATCACTTCCTTAACCACTTTTCTTCTGCTCCAATTATCGTGTCTCATAGGTCTCTTTACTACGGGGTACTTTATGGGGTCTATCTCGTTTATGTTGAATATCTGCAATATACCGTAGTTCTCCCAATACATAATGTACCGCACGTTCTCGCCCTTGTCCGCCAATGCCTTGAGATTAAGGAACTTTGAATACTCTAAGAAGCTCGTATCGTAAAAGTCTTTCTCCTTACGTATCTTTATCTCGCTCGTGTACGGTATTGATACAAAATTAATGGTTGTGGCCGTGAATAAAAGGTCTGTGGGGTCATACTCATCCTCCGTTCCCTTGAATGTGTACGTGTAGTCCGTGTATAGCTCCAATATGCGCATAACAATCTCTCTACCGTAAACGTCCTTTTCACGGCAGGAATACTCTTCATAAGATTTTTCCATTTATTTACCTTCCTTTTAGTTGTTATTATTAGCATCACTTGTTTAATCCTTTTTCTGTTAATAAATACTGGACTAAAAGGAAAAGTATCTCCTACGAAGTGTTAAAAAATGTTAAAAAATTGGTTTTAATATAGTGAAAAAATCGGGACGGCCAAATAAAAGCAAAAAAAAATTGCGTCGATCTTCACAGACAGACGCAATCGGCTAATAACAATAATAAAAATCGTTCTAAGTAAATACTACGATAAAAACTGTATAAGTAGCTTGTGTATAATGACTTCGTTACGGGTGAGAGAATTGAACTCCCAACACGGTGTTACCGCTTCTCAAGCTTATGAGGCTTGCATCTTACCATTAGACTAACCC